ATATGAGCCACAACAAACGAATCACTGAAATCATCGACAAGACCGCGCAAGGGTTTGGTTTAACCTCTAGGGCAATGCTGAAGAGGACCAAGCGGCCAGCAATAGCTATACCGAGAATGACCGCGATGGCGTTCGCAGTTGAGGAAGGTTTCAGTTTAAGCGAAGTGGCTCGGAATTTCGGGAAGAGATGTCACCAAACCGTGGGCTACGCGCACCGGGCAATCACCGACCAAGCCGAAACAGACCCTATATTTTTAAAGAAAATTAGAACCATTTGGGAAGAAATACAAGAATCATGAGTGACATTAACACGGTAATAATCAGCGGACGTTTGGCCAGAGATCCAGAATTGCGACACACGCCAGGAGGTTTGGCCATTGCAGAAATCACAATTGTCAGTGAACGCAAATACAAGGACAGCTCAGGCGAATACAAAGAAAAAGCCTCATTTATAGGTTGCACCGTATTTGGGCCAACTGCCGAATTTGCAAGCAAGTGGCTTCGGAAAGGGAAACGAGCCAATGTGCAAGGCGAGTTAAATCAAGAGGAATGGACCGACAAAGAGACTGGCAAAAAACGGTCAAAAACCAAGGTGAAGGTTTTGCAAATACAACCCATTGATTGGCCTGATAAAGACGAGCAACAACAGCAAGCCCCACCGCCACCAGATGCAAGCCGCAACGCTCAAGCTCAACCAACCGATGACGACGACGTTCCTTTTTAAATCATGAAAACAATCCTACTAATCACGCTGATACTCTCAGCCCAAATTCAAGCCTCCGATATTTCTGGTTTACTGGGTGAAATCCAAGACCTTGTGAACCTTTCAGATAGGGTGAAAGCGTTGGAGGAATCAAGCAAGGATGCGCCAAAAATCAATCCATATGAGTTCATTCTCAAGGACAAGGACGGCAACGGATATGTGGACACCGAATGGGAAGAGATCATTGCTCAAGGGCAAGCGATACAAGCCCCATATTGGGACGAATCAGAAAAGGCGTGGACTGATGCGCGTGGACCATCACCGTCTGGCGTTGGTTGGTATGGCACAGCCGAAAGCCCTATCATTACGATTCTATGCACCGATCCGGTTTATAAATTTCAGAACACAGCACGGCTTCCAGGTCGATTCGCAATAAAGGCCGCAACGAGATGGAATTCGTTCATGCGATTTGAAGCGACAGGCGATAAATTATTGATTGATGATAACGCTTGGGGAACGCAAACAAATGCACCAATTGGAATCTATGTGGAACCCTCAACGGTTGTGAATGGGCGAGCAATCAGGAACTTTGAGCAGACAATAGAGGGCGTTATGATCATTGGCCAAAATGGAACAATGCCGATTTATATCAGCGAGAATGCGTTCAATTTTCAAGTGAGCAATTGCAATATTCAGGCACATCAGGGGGCAAAAATTGTCATTAAACACGGCCCTCTTCTAGTTGCTGATTGGTATCCAGTAACACAGGAGCGAAGCAATGTTTACTTGCCTGACCCTAAATTCATTAACGTCCAAATTGAAGGGCGTCACAGAGCCGAAAGGAAGGCGTGCGGGATTCTGATTTCAGGCAATAACATGATATTTCAAAACCTGAATTTTTACGGACTTTTGCACGGAATTTACGCCCACGGCGGAAGCAACCGCGTAGTCAATGGCTGCGCCTTACACACCGGCAATACCTCCACAGGCCAGCAATGGGCCAACCCTAATGAGTTCATTTTGTGCCTGTTGTCATACCGTGACGGGCAACCAGATGATGCAATTACAGGCAACGCTGGCGCGGGTAAACAACTCCGAATGATTAAACGCTCACGCATGCCGTATGCGGCTGGCTGGCACCTTGCAGGTGATGCAACGCTATGAGCGCACTAGGTCAGCAAACAGGCGGTGACCATTACAAACGCCTAAAAATCCAGCCAGTGGAATACATCACCGCCAACAAGATACCGTTCATAGAGGGCTGCGTGATTAAGTATCTGACCAGGCACAGAACCAAGAACGGCTCCGAGGACATACAGAAAGCAATCCACTTCTTGGAGCTACTGATTGAGTTGGAATACCCAGAATCAAAGGAAGGGAAAGCATGAGATTCAAAACATGCGGAGGCTGTGGCATCACTAAACCAACTAATGCCTTCCATAAAAGAAGCGGAGCCAATGACGGTCTGCAAGCATATTGCAAGCTGTGCAAGCAAGAGATGGACGCTCCCCGGTGGGCTGAACGCAAACAAGCAAGAGCCACTTAATCAACTCACAGACACGCCATGGAACCACACACAATTGATGAGCATGAATTCGGGGAGGATTGCCCGGATTGTGGCAACCTATGCGCGGAAGCGTTGGTCGAGTTGCTATCATGGGCGTTAGAGTCAAAGCATAAGCGGGTCACAGTAATCGCAAGGCTCGCCGCAATCTATATACAATTCGGTCAGCTTACACCAAAAGAGGCACGGCTACTCTTTGGCATCAAATCCAAACAGACCATTTACAACCAACGCCGACAACTCGCAAAGCGTCACGGCATGAAATACACACACGGTAAAGTTTTGTGAAGGCAAAGTCGCCGCTCTGTATGTGATCAGTAAGAAAGCAACGATCAAGGAGGCATGTTTGAAATTTAATGTTTCACGAATGACAATGCACAAGAACATGAAGGATTTGGCGAAACAATTCGGACTTAGAATTCAACATGGGAAGCTGTTATGAGTTTAAAGCCATATTATCAAGACGACAACGTAACCATATATCACGGGGATTGCCGGCAAATTGTCCCTCAACTTGGTAAGTTTGACTTAATGTTAACCGATCCGCCTTATGGGATTAACATGGACGGAGGCAACGTCGGGTACAAAGGCAAAAATAATTTCGAGAAAAAAAATTGGGATCAATCCGCGCCTAATCCTTTACTATTACAAGGTCTATTATTATCTGCAAAAAAATCAATTATTTGGGGTGGCAATTACATGGGATTGCCTCCGACAAGACAGTGGCTTGTATGGGATAAAGGGGCAGGATTTAAAGGCAGAACATACGCCGAAGCCGAACTCGCGTGGACTTCACTTGATAGCAATGTTCGTGTTTTGCAATATGATCCACTTGCTAAGGGCGACTACAAAGGAAAATTGCATCCAACGCAAAAACCATTGGAGGTTTTTAAATGGTGTATAAACATTGCAAATCAATCTGATACAATCTTGGATCCGTTTGCGGGAAGTGGCACAACTGGCAGAGCGGCCAAAGATTTAAACAAAAAGGCTGTTTTGATAGAAAAGGATGAAGATTATTGCAAAGCCGCAGCAACAAGAATGGCTCAAGAAGTCTTGTTATAGCCCCACTAAGGAATCTCTTAATTATGCCTAAGAAAAAGCAGGTTTCCGCAGCGCAGAAAACGTCCATGACCAAACCCAAAAAACGTAAACCCTCCCAACGTAAGGAGTTATGGACACCCAAGATTGTGGGGGAAAAATTAGACCTAAGCCGCGACCAGGTGCGGAACATTTTAAACAGAATTGAACCATACGGAAAAGAGGGATCCGCCAACGTTTACTTGTCGTCCAAGGTTTTGGAAGCCGCGTCAAAAGTAGCGAAACGCAAACCGGGAAACACAGAAGACAAGGACGAACTAGAAAAGGAAAAGCTGCGGCAACAAATCCGCAAGTTGACCGTTGATGCCGATGAAGCCGAAGGCCAAGTAATTCAGCGCGATGAAGTGTTTCAAGGTTTCTATGAATTCGGCGCGCAGGTCAGAAAACATTTATCGGAACAAATCGACAAGCTTCCGCCTTTATTGGCTGGCCTCACCCCTCCTGGAATGCAAGTAAAAATCAGAGATTACAATGAAGACATCCTTGAAAAGTTGCGGCGCCACAAATATTCGAAGCTTGATTCTTGAGGTATCGCCTCAATGTTTCCATGAGTTTGACACGTCGCCTGTTTACGATTGGGGTGAGAAAAACGTAAGGCTTCGAGAGTCACCATACGGAAACCAATTCAAGCCGAATGAAACTCCATGGCTGAAAGGGCCACTGTCAACCGTATCAAATCCAGAAGTTGAAACGGTAGTTTTGAAATGTGCCGCGCAAACCGGCAAGACAATCTCAATGCAAATCGCAGCGGCATGGGCCTTGGCTAACCATCCAGCCCCGACCATGATCGTAATGCAAGACGAGGACGCAACAAAGGACTTTGCAAAAGAGCGAATGATACCAGTGATAGAATCTTGCGAACCTCTGAAAAACCAATTCCCTCAAGACCGACACCGGAAGACAAACACAGAGATTTTCTTTGCCTCATGCACTCTTAAAATGGGAGGAGCAAACAATAATTTTCTTCGGGCTTGGTCAATTCGCTGGCTGTTTGGCGATGAGGTTGGAGCATGGAAGCCAGGGATGGTTAAACGGGCACGGGCAAGAACAACACGATACTGGAACCGAAAGCTTTGGTTTTCCTCAACGCCGGAAAACGCGGGGGATGACTTTGACCTTGAGCATCAAAGCGGCACTCAAGAAGTGTGGTCACTCCGATGTCAAGGATGCGCCGAATTATTCAAACCAGATTTTTACGCCACCGTTAAATGGGCGACAGACTCAAAAACGAAACCTGGCGGCGAATGGGATTATGAGAGGCTGGCGCCAACCGTCAAAATGGTTTGCCCTCATTGCAGCAAGGCTCATAAAAACACTGAAAAGAATTGGCGCTTGATGGTGAACGGCGGCGGCTATATTCAGACCAACGACAACCCGACGCCAAAAACGAGGAGCTTTTCATTTAACCAATTAACCTTGCCTCCTTCAGTCATGCCTTGGAGTTCGTTGGTTATCGACTTCCTGAAAGCTAAAGCATCAGCGGCCACAGGTTTCATTATTCCACTGCGGGAATTTGTAACGTTACGCCTCGCGGAAACATGGAAGGAATCAAAGCACACCGAAGTCAACAAGGTTGTATCCACTTCATATGATCCGGTCACAGACTGGGAAGATGAAGCACACCGATTCTTGACGGTTGATTGCCAGCAATACCTTGAAGACTTTTGGGCAGTTGCAAGAGCATGGGCCAAAGGTGGTGAATCACGCATCCTTGGGTTTCGAAGGCTTGGGAGCTTTGAAGACATCCGAGAGATGCAGAAGGAATTCAATGTTCAAGACTCCAAGACCTTCCTTGATGTTGGTTACCAGCGCGAACGCGTTTTAGTGGCATGCGCAAAATATGGCTGGATCGGTATGCGCGGCGAAGATCGAGACAGCTACGCGCACCAAACGCCTGGGGGTGAAGTTAAGCGGGCCTATTCCAAACCAACGCGGGTCAGCTCAACCGGCAGAGTTGCGCCGCCTGTGTTCCGTTGGTCTAATCCTTCAATCAAAGACATGATGTCATTATTGAAATCTGGTCGGTCACATCCATGGGAGGTTTGCGACCTTGGCGCCATGGCTGACGATTACGCGAGGCAACTGGATTCCGAGCGTAAGCAAGAAATGTTGGATAAGAACGGCAAGCCTCGATTAATTTGGAAGCAGATCCGCCGCGACAATCACGGTTGGGATTGCGAATGTATGCAAGTTGTTGCCGCTTTAATCGCCAAGCTTTTCATTGAACAAGAGCCAGAACCTTAAATGGACTTTTGCCCATTATTACAATGGGCGACTTAAAACCTTTCCTTCGATTACAGACCGACGCATGGCTTATGACCCTAAAAGACAGGGTTGCTGAAGCCGTGTTGCAGAACGCGGTCACAATCGCCTTCTCGAATTCCTCACAAAGTGGCACCAAGCAAACCGTTATGAACACGGTGGAATTGTCTTCACAACTGACAGACGTGTTGATTGAAAAAGCACTTGTGACAGGCACCGCAACCACGCGCATGACATTTGCAAGGTTCGCACGATGAGTAACTTATATGATCAGCATGGCCGACAG